CGCTTAGAACTTGTTGGAACCTATTTTGATCAGGGTCACCTGAATATAAGCCCCCTAACAGTATGTGCCGCATAGTGTCTTCAATATTATCTTCAGCTTTGTTAGCTTCTGCGTAGTCTCTAGCGTAAGTAAGAGCTTTTGCGGCATCATCTCTTTTGCCAAGCACACTAGCTCCAATGTTCTCAAGAAAATTCATGTAGTTTGTTCTACTGTCCCCGGTATTGTAGCTTTTAAATGCTTTTAGAGGTAAGACTCTGCGGGGAGCCTTTCCTCCTTCAGACATAGTCATACCTTCTGAAGGATTTTGTGGAGACTGATCTAATGCTTCAGCTTCTGGACTTTGACCGTTTTCTTGAACACGTTTTTCTGTTTCTTTTAAACCGCGTCTATTTATCTTTTCTAGACGATCATATCCAATTATTTGAGCTACTTGTGGTGGAATAATTACCTCGCCCTTTGAGACGAGTAAAGAAACTTGCGTATCAAGTTCTATTTTATCTAAGTTCTGTGCCTTGTCAACTCCCTGCGTTTTTAACTCTTGGAGAGCATTTAGAATCATCTTTTTAACATCTGCGCTACCCATGTATTCAACAGCGGCGGCATTTAATACAAACGTGCCATCCTCAACTTCCATAGGAACATCGTCTGCTACTGTTTCAGCTTCAGTCATGGTTTCTGGGGGACCGCCAACAAAACCTGTAGGAGTGGTAATGTTTTCTTGTGGAGAAGAGTCGTCTAAATTAGGTACTATTCCTCCCTCTGCAAAAGTAAAAGCAGAAAATGGGTTTACAGCACTAACTGCATCGGCGGCATAAGGTGAAACAACGTTGTATAAGGGATTAGATAAATCTCCTATTAAACTAGCTAATAAACCAGACCTACGAACTTGTGATTGAGGTCTAGGTTGCGCACGTCGAGTTAACATCTGCTCGGGCTTATCCTCAAATCCCACACGGTCTCGTGCTTCTGCAAACATTTGTTCTTCTTCTTCAGGTGTCATGGCGTACTGTGTGTCAATAGCCCCTGAAAAAGCTTTAGCTTCACCAAATTGTCGTTGTCCCAATCCTGTTTTTGTTAGTTCTCGTGAACTATAGCGGTCGACTACAGCACCCCCGGGTGCAACTAATCCGATTACATTTCCTATCAAATCAGTAAGTTCATAGTCTTCTGTGATTTCTCCGATATATTTATTTGTTGGGTCAATTGTGTAGTTTCGTAATGAAGAGTGTCCATAACGAGAAGCAATCCCATCAATCATAATTTCAGCTTTTCTTTGAAGTGTTTGTCCAAATCCTTTTGGAGGTTCAGGAATTAAATCTCTTAGTTGATTTGCTAAATCCTCAGACCCAATCGCACCAGCAAAAAACGCGGCATCTCCAGTTCCGTATCTGCCGCCACGGGGATCAAATCCTCGGATTTCACGATCTCGGTTTATGACTGTAAACTGCCCCTTGTCTAAAAGATTACTTATCTTTTCAAATTCACTAGTAGCCTGATCTAGTTCATCCATCTGTTTATCGGCAAATGAAGCGTAGTTAAAGTCTTCATCAAAATCTCCAGCAGAGCCTCCTCCTTGACCCCCAAAGGTAGAAGTGCTTCCAACATCCCCCTCATCAAAATCAGAAAAACTAGGGCTTACACCGTAGGCTTCTGATTCATAATCAGAAAAACCGCCTCTATCTTCCCGCGATGAGCTTGTGTTGAAATTACGTGATCCCATTTTTATTTCTCTTGACCAGCAACTGCTTGTTGATTAGATTTCAGGTTCAGGAGGGTTTCCAGTAAAATTAGTTTCCCCTGCAACTGGAACATTTCCTGTTCCGATTGTGCTGTTACCAACCCCCGAATCGTCAATTGGTGAAGGTCCGTCAGGTACAACGTTAGGGCCTCCCATGCCTGTGGGTGGTTGACCAGCGGAACCACCTTCCGGGCCTGTTCCTTGTTGAGCATTAGCCTGTATTCCTTGTAAAATTTTAGCGTATAGTTGAGCTTCATCTAAATCATTGACGAGTTCATCAGGATCAATGTCCTGAGATATGGCCAGTTCTTTCATGAGATTTGGAAGCTTAATAAAAGGAGCCAGTGTAGGATTAGCTACTGTCTGCAATAACGCAGTAAGACGCTGTGTCCTAACTTCTTTTTGCATTACTGCCGCAGTCCCACGAGGTTTGATAGATAAATCCCCTTCAATATCTGGAGCATCATTGTTATACTGCATATTCCATTGAAAATAGGATAAACCAAGAGGTTTAAGAAGATAGTCGTCTATGTTTTTTATAACAGTTTTTATAGACATGCTACCTTGTGACAGTAACATAGAAAGTCCAGACGATGTTCTGCCTGTGCCAGTCACACCTGTTTGACCGTGCATAACACTAGGAATACCAGTCTCTTCATCCGCTAATTGTCGACTTATTTGGTACATCTGAATATTTTCAGGAGCAGTATTGGGGAACTTTAAACCATTAATGGCTGTTCCTGTTACACCAGATTGCCTCCTAAATATTTTTCCGGGAAAAATGTCAAAGTTTTGACCCGGAACAAGACTAGCTTCATCTACATCAAAAACTAAATTACCTGCAAGCGCTAGATTATCAATTGCCATACGGACATGCCCATTCATTAACATTTGAGCATCTTCCATGTTTTCTGCAACGCCTACCCCCCAAATTTGATAGGGGTTTATTTCAAATGGAAACGCGTAGTAAGGAATACGTGCTGGAGTGAAAGGGTTTAAAACACACCTTAACACTTCTGTTCCACAGACCCACGCATTTATTTGTACTTGATCAAGAGCAGACACATCGTCGTCTAACACAAGTCCAACTTCTTGTGCAAATTTTGCATCAAGAACACCCCAATACTCTAAAACTTCGTATCTATTTTCTTGGTAATATGGCTCTGTTTCATCCTCGCGAATAGTGTCCTCATAGTATTTATCTTCATAGTTCGGGCCTTTAACAAGAGCGTTTTCAATAGCATCAGCGTTAAAATACGGGCGATTCATCAAAGCTCGTAGTTGTTGCCTGTTCATACGATGACGTTGAATAATATACTCACAGTCATCAATACTAGTGGCAGAGGGGTCTGGATGAAAATCCCACAAAGACACGTATTCAATTTTAGGAATTATTTTTTCTTCTGGTGAATACTGCCTCTGGTTTTCGTCTACCCGTTCCCAGCGGTGTATTCTTTCGTAGTGATTGAAAGGCCCTTTAACAATTCCAGTTCCTAGCATTGACGCTTCAAAAATAGCGTATCTAAGAACATTAACAGCGTCTGTGTCTAGCAATTGATCATGAATTACTTTTTCTAGAGCACGAGCCGCTTCTTTTGCGGGTTCGTACTGAGGTTCGCCCATATTGGAGGGTCCCTCTGCCAGTTGATCTGACATAGAGTTGTACTTTCCAAAATTAACTTCCGTAGCACCCGGATCTAATCCCATGCCGTCACCGGGAAATCCAAAGGGACTTTGAAGATCATCGGCAGGTGTTTTTAGGTGTGCGAACTGTACAATTCCTTCAGGAACAGGGCTTGACTCAACAACTATCGGAAATTTTTTATTTGAAAAAAGAATATCAATGATCTGCCCGTAAGCGGCAAGAACTTTAGTTTTTGTTATTTTAATAAATACACGAGACCTCTCCGACTCACGGTACTGTGTCGTGCTATCGTAATAACCACGGTAGTTTTTGTATGCTTGTAGCCAACGTTGTTCAAATGATCGACGACCATTTTCAGAATCTTCAAATTTATTTTGAATGTAGCCAGCTAACCCCGGCATTTGGTCAATAGCGTCAACTATTTCAACGCTAGAGTCGTCCGGGGTTTGGAGGAAACCCTCTTCAGCCATAGTAATCTACCTTGTTAGCCGTATAAGGAAGTATCGTCTGCCATTGTGAACAGAGAAGCATCTACCGTTGTTTTAGTTTGAACTTTAGGTGCGTCTTCTGTTAGAACGTCAGTTTTTGCTTGCGTATCAAACTCTAAACCTTCACGATAGAGATTAGTTTCTCCAACATTAGTATCTACAGTTTGTTTATCTGAGTTCATGATGTCATTTGGTCCATAAACTTTCATTGTTTATCTCCTTGGTCTTTTTGATATAGGGGATTCATACTCTGGTCATCAGTCGTGGGCTGAATTTTTTTCGGGGATGAACTATTAAACAAATCCTCTACTTGGTTTACTAGTCCATATCCTAAGTCGAATAGTGTCGCGGGCTGTCCTTCTTCTGAGGGTTTTAAGTTTTCTTGGATTGCTTTTCGTAACATATACGCCCCACCTATGGTTCGACCTGCTCTAGCTACGTTTCTTAAGTTTTTTGCTAACTTTCTAAAAGAGGGCGGGGTCTGTTGTTCTGATTCTGGAGGAGGCGGTTTAGTTGAAGTTGTTTCTAATGTAACATCAAATAGTTCCAAAGCCTGTAAAACACTAGGCGATTCAGGACTATCTTCTTTTGGCTTTTTTGGTTGCCCTAATTGAGCAACTTTTTGTGTGGATTCATTTATTGCGTCTAAAGCTTCTAATATATCTTGGGGTATACCACTGTAATCGACAGGACCGCCCTTACCTTCAGAAACCTTCAGTTCTTCAGGCGGTGTTTCTACCCTTTTCGGACTGTCAACTTGTATGCGACCAAAATAATTAGCTCCCGAGGAATCTAAAAACTCTACAGCACGAGTTTGGTCTAAGTCCTGCGCAGAGCCACGGTCAAAAGTAAAATCGGGATCTTCTTGTTGAATTTCTTCTACAGCTTCTGCTACATACGTTTCAAAATCGCTTGCAAACTTGTTAGCTTCGCCGCGTTCATATTCTGAAACACGAAAAGGAAAACGGGAACGGTATGTATATAGCTCTCCAGTTCCGGGATCTTTACCCACAGAATTAAGACTACGACCTTCTAATTTTCCTAAAATACCATCACTAATGCGCAGTTCTTCTCCACGTGTAGCGTGGTAGTTACGGAAAAGAGACATGCCAAATTTTGAAGCAGATTCACCTTTAGGTTTAAGCGAATCGTAATACTGACCTGTGGATTCATCAAAAACGATGCCCGGAACAATAATTTCTTCAAGCACAGCATTAACGTCTGTCGTTTTTAAAGGTTTACCTTTTGTATCCACAAACAGAGGGCTTTGCTCATTTTTAAAAAACTTACCTAAACTTTTAACCTGCTGTTGTAACATTGCATCTGCCATGTTACTTAGCGGAATAGAAATAGCGCGTCCTTTTGCACCCGTCTCTGTAGCAAGAATATAAAGGGCACCTTTTTCAGGATTGTACTCCTTAACCTTAACGCCCAAACTTGCGTTGGGTCGTAAACCAGTATTCATGCCAAACATAATGGCACGTACGTGGGGCATTTTTTCAGGATTTTTATAGCCGTACTGGATTAGTTGTTTAACAAAATCTCCAATTACTTCTTCATCAGTAGACACTTGAAGCATGGAGACAGCCTTAGCTGGCTCTTTTATCCCAAAAAACTCAATGGCAGACTTTGGATTATTCTTTTCGTTTGGTACAAGAAATGCAGGGGGGTCAGATGGGTAAGCGTTGTAAATTCTGTTGCTTAAATACCGTAGAGTTTTTAAAGCACTTTTCTGAACACTGTCAGACGCACCCTCAGCTTGCGCGTTTCGCATCACTTGTTTTGCGATAGAAGGCACACCGCCTTCTTCTTTAAACACGTCAATTGCTGGTGTATTCTCGTATTTTTTAAGAAGAGAACCCAAAGATAAGGGTGTTTTCAACTCTTGCTCACGAGTGTATATCTGTGCAAGTTTTCCTAACGTAACTGTTTCAATGTCAATGTTTTCTAGAGGTAACGCCATCTAATATCCAAAGGTTGCATCTTGCGGTTGAAACGTGCTATTTTTTATATCCTGAAGAGATTTGTGTATACTGACATACCCTGTAGTTCTAGTCATGAGCATGTAGCGTAAGGCATCATAAGCATGGTCTTCTGCTTTTGTGTCCACATCTTCACTGTTTGTTTTAGAAAGAGGTATACCAGCCAGTTGTTTGATTATGTTTGTACAAGTATGAAAAAACTTTACCGTCGGTTCTTTGGTAAATTCATTATCACCGAGACGGCGATGTATTTCCATCTTGCCAGCAATACGACTACGGTCCGACGGAACCCATCGACAACCCGAACGAATCATCGTTTCAGCAATAGAAGGGCCATAGCCTGTCTTATTCCAACATGAAGAATCTAAAACAGTGTAATGTGGTTTAGGATCATATTGTTCTAATTCTAATATTCTAACGGCGAGTTGCTCTGCTGTAAAGTGTTTTACATAAAGCTCTCTATACACCCATATGTTGTTGTCCCAGTCGATTGCACCCCAGAGTACACATGAAGGGCTTGCATAGCCGTAATCTGCCGCTCTGATGCGCGGCCAGTTGGCGGGCAACTCAAATGGATCAACCACATGTTTGATTTTGTTAAATTCAGGGAAGGCACATCCTTCTGCCACATCCCAATCGCCATCAAGTAATCTCTTTCTTTCAACTTCTGGGAGAGAGAGGAGCATTGCCTCATACTGTCCATCCGCCATGAGATATGGGTTGTCGGTAAGTCGTGCGGGTACGAATTTTCTCCAGTATAAGGGTTGACCGTGCTTGCTGTGACCCTTTGGGTATATAAGTGGCTTTTCAGATTCAATATCGCTGGGGATGAAGCGAATGCCGGGTTCACCTTGGTCGATGTACATTTTCTTGACCCACCAGCCGCCAACGCCTCCGGGGTTAGCTGTACAGCGCATGGAGAGATTTGAGGAGAGTTCAGGGTCCGTGCTCCGTAAACGTGACCGTAAATATTCCCATACGTAGGGGGTGGGATACTGTGTAATTTCATCGATGGCTATCCAATTGAAGGCTTGTCCCTGATATCGGGTAACGTCTTTGTCTTTGTCAAGATAACTAAACCAGATAGTGGCCCCCGACGGGAAATGCCATGTGGATTTAGACTCTCTAAAGGAGGCACCGGGAAACGCCTTGGGATAAAGTTGTTTAGATTTGGAGATGAGTTCAGTCAATTCATCCAGAGTGCGACGGAGTAATAAACCACGATGATTAGGATTATGGCAATAACGGAGAGGATCTGCCAAGAGAGCGAAACTCTTTCCTCCACCAGCCGCACCGCCGTATAATACATCTTGTTCAGGTGCTGACAGAAAGTCTTCTTGTGGTCCATCATTCGGTTTGAATACAACTTCAGATTCTCCCACAAGCTTTTTAACTGCGTCTGGTAAGGCATTTAAATCTCCTACATCAATTACTCGTGAATTTTTACCTTGCAATGCCGTTTCTACTTTTTTAGCGGCACTTTCTCTTTTTCTAGCTCTTTGTATCTGTTTATCAGCCGCCGCTTTCTTCTTTTCAGCTTCTTTTTTAGAACGGCGTATACTTGCCTGTGTGGCTCTCCGGGCTTTTTCGGCTGTGGAGAGGTTATAACGAGCTTTAGGCGCGTTAGGGTCCTTTCTAGGCCGTCCACGGGGGCGTTTCAGAGCTTCATTGCTCATCTACGACGATTTCTTGCTTAGAGGGGAGTAAAACGACTCCATGAACAGCCTGTACATTGACATTATGAGTTTCTTGCTTACCTAAACCCACACGATTTAACAGAGATTCAGCGGCTTGAAGGCGAATATTGTCGCCACGTTCTATTTCTGGAGCATCTATAGTAGAAATTAGCTTATTTACGGCTTTTATAGTGCCTCCTGCAAGCACACTGCGGGATCTTTCTATGATTTCAGTAGCTAAACTCTCTTTTAAGTGCCCTATGGAGCCTGAAGAGTACCCCGCTACCTCACAGGCACGGCTAAAATTACCCCCA